CGAGGTTCTGACGGACTTATGGAGATTGTTCCGGATGAGGCCGAGGTTGTTAAGCGTATCTACCATATGTTTCTCGACGGCAGCTCACCCAGCCGGATAGCGAAAACGCTCACCAAAGAAAGTGGCCATGTGTTTCACAAAAGTGCCGTGGAGCGAATTGTGCGGAACTATGCCTATACTGGCAACCTGCTCCTGCAAACCAAATTCCGTGAGAACCATCTGACCAAGAAAACACTCAAAAATGACGGGGAACTCCCAAAGTACCATGCCGCCGAAACGCACGAAGCAATTATTTCGATGGAGACATTTGAGGCGGTGCATGCCGAAATGCAGCGAAGAGCTCAGAAATATGCGAAGAAACAGACTCGTCAGACCTATCTGTTTAGCGGCAGGATAACCTGTGCCATCTGTGGTAAGCACTATCGCAGAAAAGTCACAGCAACGGGGCCGGTATGGATTTGCTCCACCTACAACACCTTTGGCAAAGGTCAATGCCCATCCAAAGCCATACCGGAGGTTGCGCTTTCTGCTTCTGCAGCGGAGGTTGCCGACACCACCGAAATAACGGCAGTCACAGCAGATAAGGACAACACCCTGGTGTTTACCCTCAAGAACGGTGAAACAGCCGTGAAGCGATGGCGGGACCGTTCCCGTGCCGAAAGCTGGACGGAGGAGATGCGCTGCGCCGTCGGTCAGAAAACAAGAGAAAGGAACGAGAGAAATGCCCAAGGCTAAAAATGTGACGGTCATCCCGGCAACGCTCAACCTCCATACCAAGACATCGACAGCGGAACGAATGAAGCGCCGGGTTGCCGGGTACGCCCGTGTATCCACTGATAGTGACGAACAGTTCACCAGTTACGAGGCACAGGTGGACTACTACACCAATTTCATTCAAGAAAACCCGGATTGGGATTTCGTCGGCATCTACACCGACGAAGGCATATCCGGCACGAACACCAAGCATCGTGAGGGGTTCAACCGCATGATTCAAGACGCGCTTGACGGTAAGATAGACCTCATCGTCACCAAATCTGTCAGCCGATTTGCCCGGAATACCGTAGACAGCCTGACCACCATCCGAAAGCTGAAGGAAGCCGGGTGCGAGTGCCTGTTTCAAAAAGAGAACATCATGACCTTTGACTCCAAAGGGGAGCTGCTCATCACCATTATGAGTTCGCTGGCTCAGGAAGAGTCCCGCAGCATCAGTGAGAATGTCACATGGGGACAGCGCAAACGCTTCTCCGACGGCAAGGTCAGCATTCCATACGGACAGTTTCTCGGGTACAGAAAGGGAGCTGACGGTCTACCGGAGATTGTACCTGAGGAGGCTGAGATCGTCCGAAAAATTTACCGACTTTTCATGCAGGGCAAATCAACGAACGCGATTGCCGGACGGCTTACAGCAGAGGGCATACCCACTCCCGGAGGCAAGACGCAATGGCAGAGGGCAACGGTGGAAAGCATCCTCTCCAACGAGAAATACAAGGGTTCCGCATTGCTGCAGAAATCCTTCACCGTGGATTTTCTCACGAAGAAGACGAAGGCCAACGAGGGCGAGGTTCCGCAATACTATGTGGAAGAAAGTCACCCTGCCATTATTGAACCGGATGAATGGCAGGAGGTGCAGACGGAACTTGCTAAACGCAAGCGCAGCCATAAACGGCATCGGCAGACAAGCGTATTCTCCGGCAAGGTTTTCTGTGGGGACTGTGGAGAGATATACGGCTCGAAGATCTGGCACTCCACAAGTAAATACCGCAGGGTCATCTGGCAATGCAATGCTAAGTTTGATGGAGAACAAAAATGCGGTACGCCGCATCTTTATGAAGAACAATTACATCGCTTGTTCGTAGCTGCCATGAGCGAATACATATCCGACCGTGAGGGTGCTATTTCTGACTTGCAATATGCCCAGAGGTCACTCACCGATACGGACTTCATCGACGAAGATATTCGGGGGCTTGAGCAGGAACTGGAGCTCATTTCGGATATGATTCGGGTCTGCATCAACAGCAATGCTTCCAATACGATTACCGAGGAAGAATATCATGCAAAGCATGAAGAACTGTGTAGTCGGTTTGAGTGTACGGAGAAGAAACTGAACAGGTTGAGGCAGCGGCGTGAACAGATGCAGAGCGACGCCATTGCCATCGGAGGTATGCTGTTTGAGCTGACCGAATTGGACGCTCTGCCAATCACCTTCAATGAAAAGCTGTGGAATGCCGCCATCGACCGGGTGACCGTCTATGCCGATGAGTGTGTCGTATTTCACTTCAAAGATGGAAAGGACATTACCGAACTGCTGTAACGGCAGGGGTAATGTCCTTTCTGTCCTTTCTGTCCTTTTTGTCCCTTAGGTTTGAATATGAAAAAACGGCTCGATGGGGAGAATGAAGCATCCCGCATCGAGCCTTTAAGCACATATAATATAAAATTATTATAATTTAACGATATATATATTTAACGATTAGAAAATGTCCATTCCCTTGCCGCATAATAATTCGGGGGCATATTTCCGCCGAAAGCCCTCTAAATCGCTCCCAGGAAGGACTTAAACCACCGAGTATGCTGCAAAAGCATCCGATTTCTGAGCATAAAAAGAAGTTACCGCTATTGATATTGTATCAACAACGGTAACTGAATTGGTTGCGGGGACAGGATTTGAACCTGCGACCTCCGGGTTATGAGTTGGAATTCTGAAGTCTTTTCTGCTTTCATTATTTCCTGTAACCCTTGATAATACTAGCTTTTATGCTTTTGTGCCGATATAATTGCTTATAACTGTCGACCATTTCTGATTATCTTGTGCGCTAAATGTGCGCCAAATCTTTTCCTAAAAGACTCCTTGGGATACTTAGAATTTAAACGCGGCAACACACGAGTAATCTTTTCTAGTGTTTGCTCTTTTCCATGATACGGCGGCAACGCTCATTTTCCAAGGGATATTTAATAGGTAACAAGAAATCAGCTAAAAAAGTATACTACTTACACAAACACCAAAGGGTGCCAATATTGACACCGATGGCGTTTTTATTATTAAAGGCAACCAATCCTAGCAACTGTTGTCCGATGTCACAGAAGGCGATCGATCATAGCCTTACTGTAATTCTCCATATCGCATGGATTTACAATGTTGTGGTATTCAGCCATCTTATGAAAGTAGGAATGTATGGCTTCCTTGGCAATTATAGTTACACTGCGATCTCCAGGCAACAGGTTACCCCTCGTATCGATCCATGGTTTTTCATTATGCGTCATTGTTTCCAATGCGGTACCAGAGTAACAAGCAAACGCAGAAATAACGGCATTAAGAAAATCAACTTCCCTGTTAGTTAATTCACTTAAATCTTCTTCCGCGTCAAGCGCCGGGGCATCGATTGGATTATAACCATATGGCTTAAACTTGTAGTATACGTCAGGGTAAACAGGACCGTGCGCCCAAGCTTGGCAATCATCTAAAAAAAGTTCTTCCCCGAACAGTGTATAATAAAAAGCCTGTGCATAGTAAAGTAATTTCTGCAACGCAAGTGGCGTGATATCACTTACTTTATTCAAAAAATATCGCGTAACAACTTCAATCTTTCGATCCCCGTACAGACCATTAAATTCATCTAACTTTTTCCGACATTTTCTGTATGCAACAGGTGAAATACTATCGCCATTAATTTCAAGGTATTCTTGCATCTTTTTAAAGGATGCTAAGACCTCAAGCAAAATCTCAGAATGTCCCTTCGAAGGAATTTGTCCTGCAAGGTATCGATTGATTGTGACCTCACCAAAACCCAATGCTTGCGCCAACGGCCCGGCACCAATATTATACTTCTTTGTAATGGCCTGAATTGACTCTACAGTGATTAGCCCCGCTGCCTTACGATATGCATCTTCGCGCGCCTGGGCATTTTCATCATTTAGTTCGGGCACATACAGTTCATCTCCGCAGTCGATACATTTTGCGGCGGTTTCCACGTATTCAAACCTAATTTCACGAACTTCAATCTCTACCCGCTTACTTACTTTTTTATAATCCCTTTCGCATCCACAATTTAAACAAAATGCGGTAGATGTGTTGACTCTCATGATTTGCTCCCTTCCTTTTCTGTCAACCACCAATTAATTATTCGTCATGCATTCCCTCCTCGTGAAGTGAGATTACAATTACTGTTTCATAATTCTTCTGTTCTAAAATATACTCTTTTATATACAACTTAACCGTCTCTGGTTCGCCATAGGAAAGTAGTTCTGTGCCCTTGATAAACACATATAAATCCGTATCAGCATATCGCGGGTTGTCATTTTTCCGAATCTCAACACAATCCTCGACTGTCAAAGATTTAATTATCTTAATCTTATCCTTGTGTCTTAGATTATATTTTATATCAAGCTGCTTATTCTTATCCGTCACTTTAAAATCGCACTCGTTTGTTGATAGCAGCGCTTTAACTCTATTTAAAAAGGCTTGGATTTGGTTTTGCTCGTCATCTGACCATTTAACGATATAGACCACCCTCTACTTTACTCTACTCTTGTTGTAGCCATATTATACTTCCGTGATAAGAAAAAGTCAATATCTTATCACAAAATGCCTATTTTTTATCCCTCAATGAATTAATTTGGTCTCAGCCACCACACTCAATTAACTAACATCCCGTTCTTCAGCTGGTTCGTCGTCCATAGGAGGTGTCAACGGTATCACAGGGGGCAGCAGCACAACGCCGGTCTGCGCCTTTTCTTTTTCGCTATCCTTCTCGCCGCTGACACCGTCGTATAAACCGAGGTGTTTAGCCAGCATATCCAGCGCCTTAAGCTTATCACACATTTTAATCTCGCGCTCAATCATGTTTCCGTTCGCGCTGTTCATAGTTTTAAGCTTAATACCCGCGATACAGCACTTGTCATCCTCCGTTGCATCTGGCTGTACGGTCCCCTTATCAAAATCAATTACATCGGCAGGATTGCAAAAAGCGATGCGGGCAAGCTCCCGCAGCACTCGGTCAGCGGTAATACCCGTCCTGCGGCTCCGTTCTGCCTGCGCGCGCGCGATGGCAGCTGAGACTAAACTTTTATGAACCAGTTTATAACCAGATTGGGCTGCCGTTTTTGGTGTATAACCGGCTCGTATGGCGGCTTTTGTGGCATCGAGGTCAACAAGGTACTCGTCCACAAACCGCTTCTGTTTTTCATTTATCTCGCGCTTTTTCCCATACATTTCGTGTTCCTCCCCTCAGTTTGCAACTCTTTTTGTCCATTATATTACTTATTGCCGTTAAAAAAGTCCTCAGGAGGCAAAAAAGAGAGTAGCCATAAAGCGGCTACTCCCTGAGCACTCTTATATACCTGTTTGATTTCATAGTTTATTCCACGTCTTGTATTCGGAACGCCTGCTCAATAATCGCCATCACGTCGTCAAGCATATCCAAGCTGTCTAGCCCGACCTCGACATCGCCGTTGCCCCATCTACCTACTTCTGTTATGTCTTTGCATATTCCTTTGGGGTCGATGATATCGGCGAACTTCATGTTAATTGTTAAACGAAGACGTGAACTTTGGATAACGACATCTACGAAATTGGTGTCGGCTTTATAGGCAATATACAGTTTCTTGAACTCTCGCTTCACATATGTGCCAAGGTTAAGAATGCGGGTGTTTAGCTTTTCAAAAAGCATACGGTTGAAAGCGTTCAGGTACTGGTAACTTTCAAGTGTATATTCAGGCACGGCGTCGTCCTGTTTACAGTACGGGGCAAGTTCAGCCTCTGAAAGTGCAGGGTACGGCCACGCCTTTTTCGCAACCTCGCCGAGTTGTGCGGCACGCTCGTTGACCTGAGTTTCTCCCCAAGTGGTTTGTTTGACGACATATTTGTTCAGCCGAAGCGCACTCTGCTGAAAACCGCCGTCCATAGTCAGCTTGTCAGCAAACGGTGAGTCGCTCATCTCGGAGTTGTAAGCCGTCAGCGTCAGATTACCGATTGTGTGCAAATACTTCTTCTGTATCTCGCTCCAGTCGCTGCCGAGAGCGGATACCCAATCGGCGGACAAGTGCGGATTCTGCGGGATGATATGTTCAATAGTCAAGTTGTCCAGAACAACCGCAGACTTGTTGTCCCAGTTTTCAAGCCGTCCAAGGATATAGCCGCATCGATTCATGTGGTAAATATCCCGTGTCAGGAAGGTGTCGAGGAAGCGTCTGTTGTCTGGGAACTCTTTGTAGGAGTCAAGCAGGATAAAAAATGCCTTTAGTGAGTTTAGGTAGTCGCCCGGCTTGATGTCATTTTTCATTGTAGCGAAGGTCTTGTTTAGAGAATTGGTCGGGATGTCACAGACGGCACGGCGCAGGACATAGCTCACGCAGAGCCGCACTATTTCCCGCAGCTCCTCAATGGTTATCAAACCCTTATCGCAATCGTAGTGGACTTTCAGAAGGAACGGATAGGCAACCTCCATACGGATTGACTTCATGTCGCCGTACAGCGACTTCAGGACGGCATCGCCACTTCTGACAAAATACATATCGGTGTAATGCTTGGCGAAGCTGTAAATATCTTGGCAGAGGTCTCGAATAGTCAGCCCGCTCGCATCATGGAAAGCGCGGAATTCCTTGTAGACATCGTTCTTTTTTGGTATCCTGCCAAGCTTCATCGTGAGGTAATCACGGAAATAGTTGTCAAGCAACTCGCTCTGGTGTTCGTAGTCAAAGAGCAGTTCTGTAGGCCGCCATATGTTGTTATAAACATTAGCCTGCGTAGCAGAGTCCAACCCCATCAGCAAATGGTTGCGGATAAGGTCGGAGTCCTTCAAATCCATGCCAGTAGAGTTTAGGCTCTCGAAAATCGCCTGTGGGTCGTCATATTGACGGTCAAGCACAATGTCGACGATTTGTAGTTTGCCAATGGCATCGTACAGATCAGAAGGCAAGATCTCCAACTTTGCGATTTGCCCGGAAAAAAAGCCGTAGTTATCAAGCACACGAGATTTAAGACATTCAGGAATCGGCGCACCCTCAATCTTCTTTATGAGAGCGTCTCTGTCCGATTGCGTAAGCAGCAGTTTATATTTAGCGTTACCTGTCTCGTACTGATTCAACAGAAGGGTATTTGTGATTTTATCAGGGTTCACGCCGCAGTCGGCGTTTGCTTTCGCATAGTCTCGGAGGGCAACGAGAAGCAAGGTAAGCGTGGTGAGCCGTTGTTGACCATCGATAATCATCGCAAGAGTTGATCCCGCCGCCGAGTCCTCGTCGATGCGGACGATAGAACCGACGAAATGCCCCTCCCGATGCGTGTTGTGGAGGTTAAGAATGTCGCTCCAAAGCCGGGCACACTGCTCGTGTTCCCAGCTATATGTTCTTTGATACAGCGGTATCAGGTATTGGCACGTCCCGCCAAGGTATTTGTAGATGTTGCTTTTAAAAGCGTTCATTCCCATTACCCTCCGTTAATTATCAGTCCACATCTCGCACTGCCCGATGACCGTGGCGATTGCATCCTCCATGCCCTCCGGGGGGTACTTGTATTTTTTTAAAAGTTTCTTGACCATACGTCGCATTCCGGCGCGAGCAGATTCTTTCTTTTGCCAGTCAATCGTGCGGCTTTTGCGTAGAAGGTCTGTAAGCTCATGGGTCAAAGAGACGAGTTCGTCGTTCTGGTATATGTCTTTAATGGCTTCGGGGCGAGTCAAGGCATCATAGAATGCCATTTCCTCTTCGTTCAAACCCATCGCGTCGCCCTCGGCATGAGCATCTGCCATATCCTTCGCCATTTTCATCAGCTCTGCGATGACTTCCTCATTGGAGAGCATTCCGTTGAGGTATGCTTTCATAGCGTTGGACAACAGCTCGGAGAATTTGTCCGATCTTACGAGGTTTGTTCTGCGGTAGATGGACACCTGTTCGGCAAGTAGCTTTTTGAGAATCTCAACTGCAAGATTTTTCTCCTTCATCTTTGAAATCTCATCGAGGAATTTCGGGTCAAAGAGCGAGAAGCCGGTATCCACATCGGAGAACAAGTTAATGACGCCCTCACTTTGAATGCTGGCTTTTAACAACTCGTTGATGCGGCTGTTAATCTCCTTAAGGGAGAGCGGCTTGCCATTACCGGAAATACGGGTGAGCAGTGTACGCACCGCCTCAAAATATGCCGCTTCAAAACGCTGTGCGGGGTTGAGTAGTGACCGGCAAAGCGACAAAGCCTGGCGCAAAAGCATTGCTTCCTTAATGAAGGCTACCTTTTGCTTTTCTTTCAAAACGCCAGACAGATAGTTCACGCCGCCACATATTGCTTTCGCGCGGGAAAAATCTGTGGCGTTGTCCCGCATAAAGCCAGAGTAATCGAAACCGTGGAACAAGTCACGGCACACTTCCAGCTTTTCAACGAATTTCGGTAGAGCAGTTTTCGCAATGTCAGTATCACCATAGTTATGCTTATCTCGGTTAGTGTAGTCGTTCATCGCTTGCTTTAGCGCGGAAGCAATGCCGACATAGTCAACGACTAGGCCGCCTTCTTTGTCTTTATACACACGGTTGACGCGGGCGATGGCTTGCATGAGGTTGTGCCCGGACATTGGCTTGTAAACATACATCGTGGCAAGTGACGGCACATCAAAGCCCGTCAGCCACATATCAACGACAATAGCGATTTTCATTGGGTCATCGTTGTTCTTGAACTTTGCGGCCATTTCGTCACGATGCCGTTTGTTACCGATGATGCTGCGCCATTCTTCAGGATCTTTGTTGCTCTCCGTCATAACGACGCCGACTTTTTCATCCCATTCGGGGCGGAGGTCCATCAGCTTTCGGTATATTTTCATGGCAATGGCACGGGAATAGGCTACAATCATTGCCTTGCCCGTGAGCTCATGTTGCCTGTTTTGTTCGTAGTGTGTCACGATATCCTCGCACAAAGCGGAAATCGTCTGATCCGCACCAAGGATGCTCTCCATTTGCCCGAGTTCTTTTTTGCTCTTTTCAATGGCATACGGCTCGGCGTTCTCTGCCATGAGGTCATATTCTGCATCAATTAGATGGAGAATATCTTCGTCCAGCTTGAGGTGAATAACGCGGCTTTCGTAGTAAACAGGGCGAGTGGCTCCATCCTCAACAGCTTGCGTCATATCGTAAATATCGATGTAGTTGCCGAACACCTCGATGGTTGAGCGGTCTTTCGTGGAAATTGGGGTGCCGGTAAAGCCGATGTATGTAGCATTCGGCAGACTCTCACGGATTATCAAGCCGAAGGACTTCTGAATGTGGCCTGTCTTTGCGTCTACCTTCTCATCGATAAACTGGCTGCGGTGTGCCTCGTCCGCCATGACGATGATGTTGTGACGGACAGAAAGAATATCGTTGCTTTCCTGAAATTTCTGCGCGGTGGTGAAAATAATGCCGTTTGCCTGACGCCCCATGAGAAGCTCTTTCAAGTGTTCACGGCTTTCGGCTTGCTGCGGGGTCTGGCGAAGAAAATCACAGCATTTTGCAAACTGCGCGAATAGCTGGTCGTCGAGATCGTTTCGGTCAGTTAGGACAACGATAGTCGGCGCGTTCAGAGCGTGCTGAAGCAAATGCGCATAGAAAACCATAGACAGCGATTTTCCGCTGCCCTGTGTATGCCAGAATACGCCGCCTTTGCCGTCAGTCTCTGTAGCTCTTGCTGTGGAAACAACGGCTTTTTTGACGGCGAAATACTGATGATACGCGCCGAGAATTTTTGCGTCAGTGCCGGAGAAACAGATGAAGTTTTTGATGATGTCGAGCAGCCGAGCCTTGTCGAACATACCCTCAATGAAGGTGTCGAACTGTGCATACTGCGTATTCTCGTAGCTACCGTCCTTCGTTTTCCATTCCATGAAGCGGTCTTCACCGGCGGTTATCGTTCCGGCTTTGGATATAGCAAGGTCGCTCATCACAAGAAACGCATTGTAGATGAACAAAGAGGGTATCTCGTGCATATAGTTTCTGAGTTGCAGGAAAGCCTCCGAAGCGTCCGTTTCCTCACGGGAGGGTGATTTCAACTCAAAAATCACGACAGGCAGACCATTGATGAACACCAATACATCAGGGCGCTTTTCGCTGTTCTCAACGATCGTCCACTGATTGGCGACAATGAATGAGTTGCGCTCCACATTGTCGTAGTCGATCAAGCGCACCAGCGAGGAATGTTGTTCTTTGTTATCATAGTAGTTTACGGACACGCCGTTTTGGAGGTAGTCCATGAACTGGATGTTCTTCTTCAGTGTAGAGCCGCCCTCAAAATTCCGTAGCTTGTAAACCGCCTCGGTTATAGCGGCGTCCGGTAGAGTCGAATTGACCCGGCGCAGCGAAAGCAACAGCTCATCGGAGTAAAGCGGGTCGGCATAATCACGCACGAGGTCTGGGGCATAGATATATTCGTACCCCAGGGTGTCGAGGAATACTTCTATCACCGCATTCTCATAATTAGCTTCTGTATATGCCAAAAAACTACCCCCCCTATTTTAGCATTTCATCCACGATCTCATTTGCTATGCTTTCAGCATCATCTGTCGAAGAGTATGTAGAGATACTTTTTTTGATTGTTCGACGCAGTTTGCTTATTGTGCTTTCCTTTAGGTACCAATCTATTGTACCAATTATTGCTTCTATATCTGTTTTAAGTGCTGTAAAGGCTTCTTCAGATATCGTTGGTATTACACTTCTTATTATATCAGATACATTCGGCGCTGCCTTGTTAAATTCAACCGTATCGCTTTTCTCTCTGATTCGTTCATAGCGCTTGTATTCTTCGACTGTTCCTACGCTTCGATAAAACTGCCCTTGAATATACCGCATCTGATGCTCGAATTCAGGAAATAGTGTTGCCTCGTTGACATTGAAAAAATCCAGTTCTTCTCGTATAGCCTCTTTACTTTTTTCGGGAATTATGTAGCGACCTTCGAATTCGTTTGTAAGATTGGATTTTGCCTTTGATAGTATAGATTTGCATATATCTTTAGTAGTCTTTACATTGACGGATGGCGAAATAAGAAATGCACCT